CCACCACCATTTGCAGTTACACTATTAAAAATAGTATCTCCACCTATTGTTCCTGTGCTTCCACCAGCACCGCCAGCACCAACCGTAACTGTGTATTTACCAGGGGTTAAACTCATACTTGCATTGGTGTAAAAGGCCCCTGCGCCACCGCCACCGCCTGAATAGTCACCATCGTTACCGCCCCCACCGCCACCGCCACTTATTAAAAGGACCGCAACGGTCACATCGTAAAAAACTGTAAAATAACCAGAGGATAAAAACGTATATACTTGGTAACTTCCATGAGTTGTTCTGGTTCCATCCGATTCAATCAAATTTAAACCCAAAGCTCTGTATCGTGTTCCGTCACTGTAACGTAAAAAATTATCATCCGAATCTATCCAGATCGCCCCTGCATTTCCTGAAGCAGAAACAGGAGCAGATGATTGGGGAGTGATCTTGGCGTAGCCTGTGAATACAGGATTTGTTGTTGATGCGTAGTTGCTGGCTATGGATGATGTGGTTGAATATGCACTTAAATCTACACCATCGGCTCTGTCTCTTGCTCTACTCATAACGTATCCCAGCTATGTTAAAAGATTCTGTGAATTTTCATTTAATCGGACCATCTCATTCCTGAACGATTCTATTGCTGACCCTGTCTGCCGTGTTTGTTGCGATCCTTCAATCAGCAACATCGGCAACCAAGTGACCGCACAATCAAACCGATTGACATCCTCACCCGTGTTCGGATTTTTGCCCATGATTTGAGTGAAAAATTTGCATTTATGTTCCTTGCATTGTTTCTTAATCAAAGGGCAAAAATCAGCCATTCTCTGCCTGTGCTTCTAATTCTGCCTGTGCTTTTGCCTGTGCTTCCAATTCTGCATCAATCTCTGCAATTCTTGCGGTTCTTTTTTCTCTGATTGCGGTCAATGAAACACCGATAGCAGAATCAATTTCACTTTCAGAAGATACTGGTTGATTTGGAGTTGTTACTGTTTTCCATTCAATATGTCCGACCTTTCCATCCCATTGCAGTGCATGGAAATCGGCAGGCAAGTCGGAAAGATCAACACCCATGACTGCAACACCGTCTTCATAAACGGTATGGTCATCTTTGATGATTGTAATATTCATTTTTAATCCTTTGATGCCACGATTAAATCAATATATTTGACATTCAGATCAATGCTTCCATGACCATGTGACCCACCCCCCCCAGTTGAACCAGTGTTAAAAGATCCAATTACGGCAGTGGCCTGATAACCCCCTACACTGTTCCAACCACTTGCCATTCTGGCACTGTAAGTGTGCGTATGTCCTGGTATTTCTGAAGTTGCCAATGTATGAGTTGCAATTGTCTGTGAAGCAAATGCAGTATCAAAAGCAACAGATCCTCCACTTCCAGCCGTGATGGTTCCAGTAACAATCCTCAGACCGACATCATCAATTGAATCTGATCCTGTTCCGGTTGTGGTGACTTTGGTCCATCCAGTTGGTGCGGAAGTTTGATGAAAAAGCATTTTGGTTCCTGAAGGGAAACCAGCTACCGCTTGCCACGAACAAGTTCCATCTCCATCTTCTCTTAAAAATTTTGAACTTCCACTTTCACCTGTTGATATAACTGATGTGCCTTCAATAGTTCCACCAGTTATTGTGCTGTCTTTTAAGAGAACACCTTCAATTTCAACTCCGTGTGCAGAAGTCTTTTCAACAATATCATCAACCTGAATGTTTCCTGTGAATGCAACATTCCCAGCAAAAGTTCCACCCGTCGAAGCAGGAACCATGTCGGCATTATCCAAAGCACCTATGACCTGCACCATGACCACGTCACTAGCAGTCAGCGTTGCTCCACCAATCGTCAGAGTGTTCGCACTAGCATCCAACGTATAGTCCGAGTCATCCAGCAAAACACCATTAAGATACACGTTGACTAGATCACTGGCTACATTGTTAATACCACTAAACACATTCCAGCCACCTCCCGAAGCAGGTGTAGGATTGTATGTCGTAACAGTATTGCTAGAGTTACTCACATAGCCTATGCACTCAACCACGTCGGCTGCTACCAGAGCAACTCCCGTAGCCAAGACAATGTTACTACCCTGGCCTGTGCCTGTGTAGGTGTAGTCATGGGTAGACCCACCCATTTCAGGGTGGTTTCCTACCAGCTTAACTCCGTTCAAGTAGACATCAACACGGCCTGCATTATAGCTAACATTCAACGTAGGGTTGGTGCTAGTCAGTCCAGTATATATCCGTCTGTCTATGCCTACATTATCTAAGGTAAACCCAATGTATCCACCCTCAGTAATGCTAGATGCTACACTCATGTGATCTCCAGAACGCTTGCAAAGACATTAAGCGAGGACGTTGCACTCGCAGTCACCTGAAGCTTATCGCTTGTTTCCAAGACGATTTTGTTTCCTCGCATCACTTCCAATGCCGTGTTTTTCGGGATGCTCACCGCATTTAAAAAAGTAATCGAGTTTGTGGCTGAATTGTCATACAACTCGACTGTTGCAGTGATGTCATTTGCAGAAGAGTTAGACAGCGTCAACCCGATCAGCACCGTAGTCCCCGAAGATACTGTGTAAATGTCAGTCTGAGAGGCAGGTACGTTCTCTGACCATGCGTTTTTGAATGTATTAGCCATGTGTTATCCTAATGCAATGCTTAAGGCCAAGGCTTGATCCACTGCATCCGAGGTAATCACGCCTGTTGAACTATCGTAAGCCACACCTGACCCACTTGCACTGATCGTAGCTCTTGCTCTGGATGTGGTGTGGTATTGGTTGGTTGATCCTTCGGTGAGAACGTCGGTGTTGACTTGATTCGTTCCTGTTCCAAAATCGATGTGAGTATCATCTATCCCGTCAGCTTCCACATCGACTGTGATTGTCTGCCCTGAATGAGTAACATTCGTAGCCCCTGTGCCTGCAAAGGTAAGCACCTGTGAATTGAAATCAACTGACGAGTTACCCGCAGAGTCTGTGGTAAAGTCTAAATCCCTTGCATCCACATAAGCAGTTGTGGCAACTTTTGTGGAATTATCCGCAGAAGTTTGAGTTGTGGCAGTGACTCCATTTGCAAGAACTGATGTTGCTGTTACATTGCCTGTGGTATCACCTGTAACGTCACCCGTGACATTACCTGTGACATTACCTGTGACATTCCCTGTTAGATTACCCGTAACATTCCCAGTAACGTCGCCAGTAATATCACCAGTTAAATCCCCAGTAACGTCACCTGTAAATGTCGCATTACTTCCAGTACCTGAATCAAGAATTGTAGTTCCGTTACTTGCTTTAACATCTCCCGTAAGATCCCCAGTAACATTACCAGTCAGGTTACCAGTTGTATTCCCAGTAACATTGCCTGTTACATTTCCCGTAATATTTCCCGTAACATTACCTGTTAGATCGCCTGTCACGTCACCTGTGACATTTCCCTCAATATTCGAGACTAAGGTCCCGGTAGCAACAGTCAAATTTCCCGTGCTAGTTGCACCAGCAGTCGTTGTCCCTACCTGAAATTTATCCGTAGACTCATCCCACATGATGATCGCATTATCCCCTGTCGATCCCCTCTCAATTAGGATACCTGAGTCATTAGCATTCGAAGACGCACCAGAGTTTAATTCAATTAGAGTGTCTGTTATCGTCGTATTCGTTGTATTTACTGTTGTAGTAGTCCCGTTAACCGTGAAATCCCCTGATACAATTAAATCGTCATCTACCGTAGTCGTTCCTCCCGAACTATCGATTGTCAGATTCCCAGAGGATGTATCAATCTCGTTATCTCCTGTTACTCCCACCTTCACGTTTCCTGCGGTTACCCCACTCACAACGGGATTTGCAGGAAGACCCACGGTGAAGGTTCCACTACTGTTGGCTACTTCGACTTCGTTCGTTGTGCCTTGTATGGTGACTGTTCCTTCAAGGGCTACATTTGCCGAAGTTGTTCCATCCGTAACAACTAATGCGGTTCCTGTCACATTCCCGTTGAGAATGTGAGTCCACAGATCCTGTGCGCTGATTGTAAAAGCTATGGAGTTTATTTCGGAATTAACTGTGGAAGAGGTTCCTGAGTCGATCTTTAAACCGTTCGCAGTCGTGATTGCTATCGACTGTATGACCCCACTTGCCCCTACAGGAAGACCGAAATCAAAGGTCATTGTCCTTTGATAAGAAGTCCCGCCTAAAACTACATCGGCAGTCGCAGTACCTGCTGATCCGTTTGCATTGACAGCAACATTGCTTGCAGTCGCAGTCGCACTTGTTATCTGACCTGCATCGCCTTGAGGCCCAGGCGTACCCCCAGAAACAACAGATATCGTATTAGGGGTATTCGTTATAGTTACCGTATTCGTACTCATTTAGTCACCTCTTTACTTAATTTAACTCGACCTTCAATCACTCTTTCTATTTGGGCCCCTATAACAAGCTCCAGGTCGTAAACTGCACTATCAAAGTCAAGAGCTGCCGTATTAACTGCCGTCATTGATACGACTATATTATTTCCACTACTGGCTAGTGCTATGGATAATGTATCATTAGGGGTGTCAGCAGATTCAGTAGAAGCGATTACATCTCCATCTATATAATCTTTGATTTTCATTCGTGCACTATAACCACTACCTAATTCCATTAAGTCTCCATTATTATCTTTATACTTAATATAAAGATTAAAATTAGACCCCTGTTCAATCAAAATATCGTATCTCCCAGCACTCATCGCCACACCATCTGAGTTCCTAAGTTTCTTCCCCTCCCAATCGACATTGAGTTTAGAGCCTCATTTCTAAGAGCCTCGGTAACAAGTTCGAGAAACTTAAATCTATATGAGTTCGCCTTATCCATGTTTCGCATTTGAGATTCCTTCAGATAAGCTCTCTCTAAAGACCCATACACCAATGCTTCATGGTAATATTCAGGAATAATAGGGGTGGAAGCATCTGTACTGAGACTTACTGGTTTTTCAACCCCATCAACTAAAAGAGTTTTCGATACCTTGGTCGATGCATCCTTATCTACGTAGACATGTTCTTCCTTTGAAGGAAGTGGAAAGATTCTAAAAGTAGAAGCAGACCTCTCGGAAAAGATGGCTGCTTCCGGCTGACCTTCCAGCTCTCTCCATTTAGGTACGTCATAATAGTTATTCACATCGAAGAAGGGAGCTGGGGTAGCACCCAGTGTAGTGTTAAGATAATAGTTCGAGCTTATATTCCGATTCGATGCGTTATTCATCTTAGATTCTGTATGGAGAGCTAATTCCCTCCCGTCGAGTGACACAGAGTTCATCTCCAACACAGTGGAAGCTTTCGTGAAATTAGGACCAGTCTGTATCATGGTAATCCCTGAATCAGAGCCTGACCCAGTTTGGTCTAATAAGAATGTAAAACTTTGATTGTTCGGGACTGACGTAACAACGTGGCCCCCATTGATGTTGCTGTTCGATGACCCCGACATTAAAACTGTGTCGTTGACTGCTAAAGTGTGTGTATCCGACCCATTTAGTGTGATCGTGACCGTCTTGCTAGAAATGCTTGACGTACACGAAGTCCTGCGGGTAGCTACAGTAACAAGTACCTGAGACGTAGTGGTTCTAGGGACCTTAGCCATACGACAGAACTCTAACTGAGCATCATCGAGATACCCGTTGATCTCAGTGTCTTCCCACCGTCTATTATCAGAATCCTGAAGAAGTCTTTCGACTCTCAGTCTTAAATCTTTTCTAGTCATTCAACGTGGATTTGTTGTCTTTCTGCTTTTTCTCGAATTGAATCGTTACGCTTCTTAAAGTCGGCAGCCTTGCCTTCCGGCATTTTTAATATCTGCACATTGAAACGATTCTTCTCGTATTCAACCCCGGCAACCCCAGGTTTCGCCTGGAATAAAGCCTTCTCTTTTGCATTGAGCAAAACTTCCAGATAGTTCATCGGGATAGCTCTTCGAGAAGCTCTTGGAATCCATAATGTTTCCCCTCCCACAGCAACTGGGTGAGGATACATGTATGCCGATTGATCTCCGTAGTCTAAAATCACCACAGCATAACCTTCTGGAACATTTTTAAGATCTCTATCAACCTCCATAGCAAGTTTGTCAGTCACTGGGATTTGAAACTCTAAATTAAGTGACTCGTCAATATGCTTAGGTAGTGTGGATCTTACTTTTTGCGGTAATGTCGCCATCAATAATTCTCTGTTGGGAATCTGAACTGTGTTTCACACCACAATAACCCCCCTATCGGGTCCTGCTTGCAGTGCATCTCCAGCCTTAAATATCCTGCTTTTGGATCTAGCGGGATAAGCAAGGAAGTTATCTTTGCGTTTAACTCTTTAGGAGATTCGAGCTCAGTTTCGTTAATAAAAAACCCTGGCTCTCGGAATGGAGAGACTCGCCCCATTGAAATGAAGACACCCTCCCCAAAAGGTTCCTGGCATATAACCCGAACCTTGGTGGGGAGAGCATGATTTGGTATGGGAATGTCCTTACTGAAATAAGGATTGATCTTCCCATCTACTCTAAGGTCACTATGCGTGATCCTTATCAACGAATAATCAGGGGATGTATCGTTTATGATAACGACACGCTCCCCTGTTTCCGTCATGGTCATCCACCTACGTTGGTGACACCGTGCATGATGGCAGCCATATTGTTATCATTCAGCACTTTACAAGTGTAATGATACGAATACCCGACCGCACCCCTCTGTCCAAGTGGATCTTCACTTGACGGGGAGGGACTAATCACCTTTGGGACGACACTGTCCTGTCCGGCTAGGCTGACACAACCAACTGCATCGGCTGCAAAGACAAGAGTCCTGTAGATCTGGACTTTATTAGTCCCGGAATCATCTACAACTCTAAGTG